CAACATTTTCTGAGAAACGGAATCGAAGTTCATCTTTTTGAGGATGCTCATTACGCGACGTCCTATGTTTTTGATGAAAGTTGCATCATCCCACACTATTTCTATTATAGATCTGTCGATCACTCTGACTCTTATGTTGGTTCTATCAATGTACATTCGAATGATTCCATACCCAGTCCCTACAGTTTCGCCTGTTGCCTTCATCACTCTCTTCTGATCCTTTTCAAAATACACAACTGTTCCTCTTCTCAAGTTCAGCATTTGTTGTCTTAACTCTTCCTTCTCATCATCCGTTTCAAAGTGATTGACTACTGCAAACTGTATCATTGCTGCTGACACATCTTGATCGCTTGTTATCTTCATCAAGTTGAATTCAGTCTTTTCCTTATTCAGAATTCTTGGCGTCTCTCTCAATCCTTGTCTACATATCTCCTCTCTGTCTGGCATTAAACAATAATTCGATGAAATGAAGTACGATAAGAATCTCCTCAGCTTTGCTAGCTCCGAACTCTTTTCCTTAATTGATTTGTTTTCTGACTTAAATATGAATCCTGGTGTGAAAGTGAATCTAGCAATCCCCTCTATAGTCTTGTACAAAGGCTTTCCTCTCAGGCACGATGTCACGACATCATCTGATCCTGTAGATGATCCTAGTGACTTTATGAAATCAGCCATGGTTACAACCCCATTAAACTTATTGTCTGGGTTCCTTTCTTTATTGATTGTCTCCTCATATGTCGATTTTATCCATTTCAGGTTCCCCTTATAAAAACTTTCGCAATATTTTCCTTCTGCTTCAGTGTACCTCTTTTTGATTTTGTCAGGAAACCAATAATGACCTAGGAATTCATAAAGCGTCTTACTCACCCTGCTGTTTTCAAGCGGGAGATTGACAGAGACTTTTCTGGTTGCAAATCTTTTTCCTATCCTTGTCAATATTCCCACTGATATTGCATCTAGTATTTCGTCAATCGCTGTGTAATGATAAATGCTCGGAAACATGTACTGTTTGATCAGACTCAGGTCAGGTTCGTCTACTTCAGATATGTCTTCTTTTATGTCATTTGTGTCAACTCCATAAATTTCCCTCTTTGCCAGTTTACAAGCTCCTACTAGACTGATCCACAATTTGATCCATACGTCATCAATTTTCCTTCTCATAGATACTGAAGATTTGTCAAGAATGTAGATTCCTGATGCTGCCATTTTTGATGGTGCCTGAAATGAAAACGCTTCGGCTGAACTTGGGTTTAACACTTTCTTGTACACATAGAACAATGACTCTACGACATTCTGCGGTTCTCTGAACATTAAATCTGGATTTTTCTCTAGGATCTTTTCATAGTTGAATGGTGTCCCACACCTTTCTCTAAATTTTCTGTACCTCGCCTTCGATCCTATCAGTAATGCGACTTTTACAGTCGGCTTGCCATCATCTGTTAATCCCAATCCTTCGTTATCAAATATCCATCTTGTCGTTAGTCTGCATTCCTTGCTCGATTCTAATAAGTCGTTCATCATCTTCTGATACCCAAACATTCCAGTTGTCAAGAAATTTTGATAAGGAAAGTATCCAAAACTAGGATGCATCAGCATGAATAATTCCTCTTTGTATTCGTCAAACCATTTATTTGTGTTCATTCCCAATATTTTGTAATGACACGACATTTGCATCACTTGTACAACTCCTGCTAGCAGTATCGAACCTGAGTTTTCTATTATTTGCTTTCTTAATTCTGCATAAATTCTAATCCTGTCTTCCATTGTGGATGTCACTTTAGGTCTCAAAGCTGCATAAACGAACTTTATTGTCGGTGAAATTAGAACATTTCCTATCATCCAAATGCTGTTAAATTCTTCTATTCCACTAAAGTTCGGGTATGTTGATTTGATTGTTGACACTGTCATCAGATTTAATCTTCCCAAATGTTTAGCTATGTATGACGCTAATGAAAGCATGACCACAGCGAATGCCTTCATTGCAGAAACTTCGCTAGGTCTTTTTCCGATTGTCTTCATCAATATTGTTCTCAGCACTGATTCATCATCTGATGAAACTTTCCAGGTTTCCTTCATATAGGTCATTGAACCTTCGAATTTTGCCTTCAGATGCGCAGATATGATGTTTTCTGTTATCTCAGAGCATAATAATGCTGACTCGGAATGTAGCAAAATTGATGTGTAATGTAATATTCCCTGCATCATGTTTGAGATGTTGTTCAAAACTACTGAGTTCTTGTCAATCAGTCCAAATTTTGTCTCTCCAAGGAAATCACTCTTCATTTTGTCTGTCACATCATTAAAGCTCTTCATTGTTCTGTTCTTAATGAAGTCATTCAGCATCTCTCTTGGTAATTCTAACTTTTTGTTAGCAACTAGATTCAGAATTCTGCAAATGACTGTGTGTAGATCTCTTATCGATTCACTCTTTTCAAATTCTGGTGATAAAATTCCATAAAACATTGATCCAAACAATGGCATGATGAAAGCTTGACACCATGTTGTCATGTCAATCGAGTCTGCTTCTGTCACGTGTGCCTGATATCCCTTCTGTTTCTTCTCCTTTTCAACGTTGCTATGATGTTTTTCAGATATTTTGACTTTCTCAGTTCCCTTTGTGAGCATTTCATTGGGTAACTCTTCGCATAATATTCTTGATAGCGACTCAACAAAGTTTATCACCAATCTGCTACAGATGTCTAGAAC